CAAAACCGCCCAGATTGCCGTATGCGTAACCTTGGCCGACGCCGTAGTAGTCGGGCGTGCCAAAAGCCTGCACGGCTGACCCTGCAGTGCCCGTGGGGGCAAATTCGCCTTGCAGGGCGGGGCCGGTAAACGACCGCGTCGGCGCATAGCCAGCAGCAGAGGGGGCACCTTCAATCGTGCCGCCCGTTCCAGCCGCAACGCCGCCCGCTTGCCCGTAAGCGGCAAGGTTGGGAGCGCCAGCAGTGGTGCCGTAATCGCCGTACCCCGTGAGGATCGGAGACAGTTGTGCGGCAAAGTCCTTGTTTAAATATTGGGATAGGTCGCCCAACTCGCGCTGGCCGAGCGATGCCATCGCTTTCTCGGCTTGCTGCTGGATGTCAAAAATGTTCTTGGCTTCGCCCGTTAATTCTTGACGGACGGTTGGTTGTTCGATGTAGGAGGTGAACGTTTCGCGGTCAGGTTCTGCGATGCCTTCCACGCCCGCCGCTGACTGCGCCCTAAATTCGGCCAAAGCCTTGTCGTAGCCGGTTTGGTTAAATTGCGGCGTTTTCTGCCACGAAACCGTCTGACTCGCCGTTGGCGTGTAGACGTTGGGATTGCTCATGTAGGCCGACTGGCGTGCGGCCTCAATGTTTTCTTGCCCCTGCTGACGCGCTATTGCGGCGTAATCAGGCGTTGGCGGTGGCGCTGGTGATCTTTTGCCCATACCGAGGCTCCAAATATCGACACTTGTCAGGTGTCTGTGTCATCAAAACAATGTCCCCAGAGTCATGCGCGGCACCTTTAATCCGCGCTTCCTCCGAAAACCCCATCTTGCTGACCAATGCTAGCGCCCGGGTATGGTTGCTGCTGATTGGCCCTATGATCTTATCAACTTTTGCGACGTTGTAGGGATAGTCGTACACCGCCGCCAAATATGCGGGGGTAACGTGTTGCCAAACGATGTGGCACATCACGCTGACCCCGTTCCAATTCTCGTAAACCGTCCCGGCGACCAATTCGCCGTCACGCTCTAGCCCAATGGCAACCGACCGCTGCGGGTCAAACCCGCCCTGCGTCTGCTCGGTTACCCATAGGCCCACCTTGGGGCCGCTGACTATATTCCAGCCCATCCGATCTGATACACCACGTCAGTTGAGGCCCACTGAATCTGCAAGTTTTTGCTGCTGCTAGTGAACGAAATTGCGCCCGAGTAACCCAAACCCGTCACGCCCGATTGGTTGTTCGTGATGACCACATCCGAACCCCACAACGCAACGTCCCACAACCCAATGCCCCACAACCCTGCGGTTGTTGGCGAGAACGACAACGCGCCCGTCTGGTCAACCGTCTGGAAGTCGGTGTTGATGCCAATGACGATTTGCGGTTGGCCGTTGCTGAATATGCTGGGTCGTGCGCGGGTGAAATATTTGATGACGCCACGCGTTTCAAAGTAGTTGAACGCCTGCAGAGCCTTGGTTGGGATTGGCTCGCTGTCGTCCATGTAGCCGTTGTCGCCCGTCGTCCACGCCTTTGCGACGTAGGTGTTGCCGCCAAAATACGGTTCGCTGCCTACCAGCGCCCACGAACTTGCGTTCCAACCCGTAAAGTTGCACCACGCTTTTGTGATGTTGTTCATCACAAACTGCTGCTGCCCGGTGCTGACCGGCACATTGACGATTAGGGCGTTGTTCAGCGGGTTATAGAGCAGCGCCCAGCCAAATGTGTCCTTGTAGGTGCGTGCGGCTGACGCAAACGCGCCCTGTATCTTGTCTGACAACGCAATGTTGGGGTCGAGGCGCGAGGATTGCAGCGCAGAAGCAAACGGGATAAGCCCGTCAAGCGTCAAAATCAGCAAGTCGCCGCCGTATTTGGTCACGCAGCGCCGACTGATTGGCTGGCCGATGATCCACACGCCAATCAACGACCATGTAGACGCGCTGGTGGGATCGGTGCCGCGATATACGGCCACCTCGCCCTTGTCGCTTATCAGCACAAGGTTGTCGTCTACGCCATAGCCCGCGTCAATTGTCCACGTCGCCATTGCCGTGAGTTTGCCGCCCAAGTGCATGACGCTGGACAGGTCAAGGACGTTGGCTGCGCCGCCTACAGACGCCACCGGCAAATACCACGCCTTGAGCGTGTTTTTCTGGATAAACCACACCCTGTTTTTAAACAGCGTGGGGCTTTCCAAATCGGTGGTTGTGACGCCCGTGATGGCGGGCGTGGATGCGGCATCAATCGGTGTCCATGTGGTGCCGTTGTAAAGCAGCGGCTTGTCCACGCCGTTTGCCGCGTACAGGTAACTGCCGCCGCCCGTCGTGACGTTGGTGTACTCCCATGCGGAGTTGGACAGGCTTGCCACCAACGCCGAGCCAGCCGACCCTGCCGAGGTCACGTCGTAGATGTTTCCCGTGGATATGGCAAACAACTTGATGGTGCTGCCAGCGTTGTACGTCATCAGCGTATCAACGGTGCCCGGCAACCCGGTCTTATGCTTGGCAAATCCGCCGCGCAAATTGACGTTGCTGACGCTCGGGAACATATTTTCCAGATACACGGCGTCGGTCGGTGCCATGTTCGCCAGTGCGTCCCGAGCGTTCCAGCCGCCCACCGGGGCAGGCAACGACGCGACGTTTGCCGTCGTGCGCTGGACTAGCCGCCTGCGTACCGGGCTAGCCATTATGGTAACATCCCCATATGTGCCAAATGGGAAGATGTATGGAAACGTGGAAAGACGTTGTTGGTTACGAAGGGCTGTATGAGGTTTCTGATGCTGGGCGTATTCGCAATACGCGTACGGGCAAAATTAAGACGTACACGCATAATCGGCAAAAACGCCGCCCTTTTGTCGGATTGTGGCGAAAAAACAAACTTTGCATCATTTATCCGCATAAGGCGGTGCTTGAGGCTTTTGTCGGCCCAAGGCCGCCACGCATGGAGGCTTGCCACAACAATGGCGATCCCTTTGATAATCGCCTTAAAAATTTGCGCTGGGACACAACGCGCAACAATCAATTGGATCGCATTAAACATGGCACCTCCAATCGCGGAGAGCAATGCGCTGCGGCCAAGTTGACCGAAGCGCAAGTGTTGGTTATTCGCGCCGATACGCGGCTTCAACGCGAAATTGCTGCGGAATATGGTGTCAGAGAAAACACCATCAGCCGCATCAAGTCTGGGAAAAGATGGGGTCACGTTCATTGACTATCTGTTCCGTACCCTGAATCCGGCAAATTGTCGTACCCAATCAGTACGGTTCCCGGTCGCGGTGCAAACGAGAGGTTGGCGGCGGCTACGTCTTGGCCGATGGCGGTCTCCAGTTCTGCGAGGTAGTCGCGGTACAGCGCCGTGGTGTCAAAGCCCTTGGCCTCAAAATACTTCAGTTTGGTGCCCAGAACCATCACGCGGTCGGGATACACGCAGGTATCAGTGTCGGCGGTAAAACTGTTTTTGGGCACGCCGAGGGCGTTATAGGCCCATGCGTTGCTGCGGTACTCAAACCCGAGCAACTCGCCTGCGTTCATGCCCGGCCAAATCTGGAAATACGGCCCAAGCAATCGCCAGCGGATGCGGGGGCCGGTGCTGATATAGCCCGACAACAGCCATTCCCACTGCTGTGCGCTTTCGGGGCCGAGCATTTCCCAACGCTTCGACTTGTCCCAATGTGTGCGATTGACCGTGCTGTTGTAGTCGGCCGGCAGGTTGTATTTGACCTTTTGGAATATCAACTGCCCGTCAACCTGCGCTTCGGTGGGGGCGTAGTTAATTGTCAGCGTCGTCGTTCCAGTGACGGCGGTGACGTAGGTAGCGTTGGGGATACCAACGCCCTGCACCTGATAGGTCGTGTCTAGCCCTGCCGTCGTTGGGATGCCGCTGATCGTATACGACGACGTTGACCATGTGCCCGTCGTCGTGATGGCCTCGGTGTAAAACGTGTGCTGCTTGGTCAGTTCGCGCCAATCAGCGCGACGGAGCAATTCATAGCCGCAAGCGTTCATCAACGCGAGTATCTGGATAACGTCCTGACTGGCGTTACCTGCGACCGTTGCGGGAGTTGGGATGCCCAACTCGTTTGTGCATTGCTGCACCAATTGCACCATCGTGCTGCCCATAACTATGCCTCCGCTATTTCTTTAGGCGGTCGTCCACGACGCTTGGGGGCGTCTCCCAACAACTGCGCCATCTGCGACTGCAGTTCGGCCAATTGCTTCTTGGTATCTTCCAACTCTGCGCTTGCGTCTGACCGATTCTTGCGGTTGAGGTACTGGCGGGCGCGTTCACGCAAGCCCACGCCACCCATCCCAATTCGCTGCAACTGCCCGTCTGACGCCAGCGCCAACTGTTCTACGGTGACAAACTTGAGGATTGCCAACTCGGCAATCTGGTCACGGTTGATTTCCTCGGGAGCATCTTTATGCCAATGCGACAGCGGGGTGCCAATCTGCTCTGCGGCGCTTTCGCCCTGCTGCATTTGGTAATACAGCCATTGGCGCGGGAAACGCTCTTTGTGGTCGTCACGGCACGGCTGGTCAATGATGTTGGTCTTATCGCCGGGGGCCATGATACGAACATAAGTCTTACCCTCATTTACGCCAGAGTCCTTGGTGTAGAACTCAACGTGCAGTTGGGCGTCGGCATTGTTTACATCGCTGTCTAGCATTGTCCTTGCTCCTGTGGGGATTACAGGTTGTTGACCTGTGTGATGGTACAAATGACTGAAGGAATCGCAGGCCAAACGCTTGTGGTGCTGGCTGCGAGGATTCTAGCGTTTGTGCTGTCGGTTGTGTTAAACGTCATCGCGTAAGCGGTGTTGATGGATGCCGCCGTCTGCAAAGTAGTGTCCGAAAACGAACCGTAATGCAGAATGGGAACCGCACGGCCAAAACCTTGCAGTTCTTCCCACACGGTGTTGCTGACGGCGTAAAACATGGCCGAGCAGCCGGTGTTGATCAATCCTGATCCGCTACTGTTGATGCTGCTACCGGCGTCGTAGGGGTATACCAACAGCGGATTTGCCCCGCCGTTACGCACAATGATGGTTTCACCCATCTCGGTCGGAGGCAATCTAACGCCCGCGCCTGCGGCTACCGTTGTGACGTTGTTGTAAACGTAGGTGATGACCGTAGCGTTGCCAGCCGATGTGCCCGCAGCCACGACTGAGGCGTTGCCGTCACCACAGATGGACACCGTGGATAACTGCGAGACGCCCGAGCCGAGTACACGGGACGGGATTGCCATTACGCTGCCTGTGCCGTATCCCGACGGCAGCGCATGATCTCTGCAATCAGTCCCGGCCCAACCACCTCGATCTTAAGGTCGGGCATTACTTCAAACAGTTTTTGGAATTCGTTGGCCTGCTGGGCCATTGCGGCGTTGGCGTTGAATTTCTTGCCCGTAGGGCCGCCCACCCAGATGTCCACGGTGACGCCCGGCAGTTCGCCGGTAAACCGTTTGCGGCCGTCTGGGCTGTTGCATGAGTCGTACCCGTACAGCACGAACTTACGGAAGCCCATGATGTAGCCAATGTTGATGGCCCGTAGGCCCGAGGTCGTGCCCCCGCCAATGGCAAGTTTGCCCGGCCCCATCGCCTCCATTTCCGGCCCCTCTGCCCACGAGTGCCACAGCATTACGCGCTTGCCTTGCAAGAAGTCGAACGTGACGGGAGGGCAGCGCGAGGCAACCATGTACAGCGTGCGGTCATTCTTGCGCTGTATGCCGTTGGTGCGGTCGCGGGGGTCGAGGTTGACCCAGAAATCAGGTTCTACGCCGTTTTCGCATAGGAAGTCGTGCGCACTCTTAACCGCACCGATCACATGGCCGGCAGCGCGGTGCGCCTTGATGTCGTCAATGTAGTTCGGCATAGACCACCCGCTCGCCACCAGCACCATGGTTGCATCGTGCGTGATGGGAGCGAGGGTCAGTTCTGGTAGACCACGGGCAAGGGCAGACCGTATGTTGGAACAAAGTTCCTCCGGCGTGCCCGCCGCCTGCACCGTGATCTCCAGAGGCTTCATCAGACTGCGCCGCCTGCGCCCGTGACGTGCGGGTAACCCGCCACACAGGTGATTGCGGTTGCGCCCGATGCCGTAGCGGTCGCCACGATGCCAGCCACAAGGCCGACGCCGTTGCCCGACACGGTGGCGTCATCCAGCACGCCCGCAGTCGCCGTCGTAAAGAGCGGCACATTGGGAGCGCAAGAGGCAGCCAACTTCACGACCGGCACGCCGCCCGTCTGCACCCAGCCATACGAGCCGGAGGCAATGGACACCTGTGCGAAACCGACGCGCTTGGAGGTCGCGGCGTTGGTCGTGGTAAGCATCACGGCGGTGTTGTTCGACAGCACGGCAACCGCAGCGTACTGCGAGATTTCCGATGCGGCCTGCACATACACAGCCTGTCCACCATCATCAAGGTTGACAGCGGTGCCAACGTTGAACGATGCAGACGTATCGGCATAGCCGAGTGACACGCCAATCAAATTACTTGTTGAAACAGTCATTGTCGTGTACCCCTTTAAGCAATCAACACGCCTTGGAACTGGCTGCCCGAGCAGGTAAGGTTACCGGCCCAGCCAATCAGTTTCACAATGGCGTCTTGGTTGACGGCCTGACGCTCGCCGCCAATCGGAACGAAATTCCGATCTTTGTGCGGGCGGAACATCAGGTACTTGGTGTTGAGGAACCACATGTGGTTGGCGTTCCCCGAACCGCTGTTGTAGGTGGACGAACCGATACCACCGTCCAGCACCACGTCGGAGGCCATGCCCGCGCCGTAATACTTGAGGGAGGCAAAGCCCGCGCCCGCCATACCCGACCCACTCTCCGTAATACGCTGGATCGCTTGGAGCGACTGCAGGTAGAAACGGTAATAGTTGTTGTCGGCCACGATCAGGTCAGGCTTGTCGGTTCCACGAACCAACTGCACAGCGAGGGCGTCCATGTAGCCCTGAATGGTCGTGCTGGAGACAGCGCCCGCACCACCGCCATCAGCGGCAGCCGAAAACTTCTTGCTCTGCCAGAACGACCACACAGCGCGGTTGATGCCACCGTAGGTGCCCACAGTCGGGTCATCTGGCACAGCAGCAGCAAGACCCGTGAGGTTCTTACCCGCGTTGCCGGTGCCGTCACCGTACAGGTCACCGCTGATGCGGTTCGCCAACTGCGCTTCGGCCACTTCCATGCGACCGTCAAGAAGGTCGATGATCGCCTCCTTGCCCGAGTTCTGGATCATTTCCAGACCCGAGATGGTCACGGCGGAAGCGTACTGCGTGATGGAGAACTGCGCCGACGAAATCGGGCTGTTCTGTCCAACATTCAGCACTTCATAGCCGCTGTACGAATTGGTGTTGTTGGTGGTCGGATCGGTATACATCAACTCTTGAAGGATGACGTTACCGCCCGAGAACGTTTTAACGTTCCCGCGCTCCTTGAGACGACGCAACAACGCGTTGTTGTTGGTCACGTTATCAGCCAACTCACCGCTACGGCTCTGGATTGTGGTAGCAATGATGTCGCTGATACTGGAATTGGCAAATGCCATTTTAATGCTCCTATATCAGTTGATTACAAACGCGTCTCTGTTTCGGAGAAAGCCTCCTCCAAGAGTGCGCGACGGTTTGCTGCCTTGGGAGCCGTGTTGGCGCTTGGTGTTGCGCTTCTGACACTCACCGCTGCTGCACGGGCCGCTTTCGCTGCCCGGTTGTACTCCTTAGCCTGTTTTGCGGCTTGCTCGGCCTGTTGGGCCTTGCTCACTTGCTCAAACAGGTCAGGGTTTAGACGGATCGCCTTGTCGTAAGCCTGCTCTAAAGTTTCTGCCATGCCACTCTGTAGGAGTTGGATCATGGTTGGCCGGACTTCTTCAAAATGATCTGCTTTTAACGAAAACTGGTTAATTTCGCCCAACAACTGCTGGTTTTGCTGCATTTCTTGCTGCTGTTTCCAGCCCATGAC